GTAGCCGCTGGGCCTAAAAAAAGCCCCTTACGTGAACCTTTCATCAGGTTACACTTTTTGCAACTGGCAACTAAATTCTCTTCCATGTTCGAGCCGCCATATTTTCTCGGAATGACGTGATCAACTTGATCGGCGTTCTCACCACAATATGCACACGTAAACGAATCGCGAACGAGGATGCGCAACCTAAGTTTCTTCCAACGACGTGAACCGATCTGAGCGATCGTATGATCTTGCTTTAATGCCATGAATATTTCCTCCAATGAGTAAGAGCTATACATGGAGTCTTGTATCTATCCTTGATGTACCTCAGACCCCAATCAATCTGTGAGTACGCATCGAGGTATCTGATCTTTGAGTTAGCCAACTGGGGTATGCCGTAATGATTGCCGTTACGTGAGTGTGGATTCCAGTGGCTTTCATGCGTGTACAACTCATCTAGACATTGATATTGCTTTGAATCAATCAATCTACTATGAGCATATAACTTGTAATAATTAACGTCTTTTGACTCACTTGCTGTAGCTGCTAACGGCTGTAGCAGTGCTACACATAGTGCTCCCGTTAGAGAGGCCCGACGCGAGATTGATGCCACAGCATCTCTCGTCGAGCGAGGCGATCGTACTGCTCGTGTCAAGAGGCTTCGCATGGCGACACGCCGATCAATAGTTCAAGAGCATAGAAGGCTTGCTGAGGCACAACGCCGTTACCTAGGATCTTGAGTTGCTGAGTACGACTGAGCCCACAATCGGTGACCCAACCGACAGGGAGGCCCATCATGTATTCAACAAACTTGGCATTTAATCGGCCATGGCTATCCAATGTGTTCGGTACTTCCTGCCTGGCCATGTAAGAGCTGCTTCGATACCTTCTTTCCTTCCATCGACTCCTTTGTGATCCCTTGCTAATGGCGTGGGTAGAAGTTTGATTCGATGATGAAATTCCCCAATTGAACTTGTGGGTGTCAGTAACAGACTTACAATTGCCGCTAATCCTGGTGTCACTCTCCGATACTCCGATGGATTGACTCCCTGACCTCCCACCTTTGGGGTAGGCAATAGTGAATAATCTTTTCCTTTGATGGGGCGCGCCGACTTCACTCGCTCGAACAATTTCCCATCTTGCGTCATACCCGATTTGGGCAAGGTTTGAGAGTACGTCTCCAAATCCGAGGCTAAGGTGACCTGCAACATTTTCCAAGATGATGAAACTTGGTCTAAGAACGCTAATTGCTTCCAGTATGTATGGCCAAATGTGTCGTTCATCGTCTGTTCCTTTTCGTGATCCAGCGGTGCTAAAGGGTTGGCATGGGTAGCCAGCGGTGAGAATGTCAATGGGTTCAACTTCATCCCATTTGATTTTCTTAAGATCACCCAAGTTAGGTAGATCGTCATGAGCTTGAATGACTTGGCTTGCGTACTTGTCTATCTCTGATACCCAAATAGTTTCAGCATCAAAGTAAGCCTCAACTGCCATGTCTAATCCGCCGTACCCTGTGCATAGTGAGCCTATTTTCATTCTGTGCTCACCTTGGGATTAACCCGGGCATTGATCTTCATCTCAACACCCATCACTCCACACCCATGACATTGCACCACTAGGCCAAATCCTGAGAACTCCTGCAATACCTCATGCTCTTGGAAGCATTTGCAGATCCGGCATTTAAAGGAGAGCAGAGGCATAATCACTCCTGACCAAATCATCCAAGGGGAGTAGGTCGCTTTGAGGAACCCACCATGAGCCATCCCGGGTGAAGTAGCGCGAGGCCTTTGCTCGCTTCACACTCATCCAGCCACGCAGCTCATAAGTAGGTGATGCACCTGTCACCAAGATGGCCACGTCATCATCTCGATCACTGGGCTTGATGATCAGATGACCACCTTCCCATTTAGTCCACTTGACCTCCACGCCAGTGCCAAAGTCGGCCTTGAGTTTGAAGGTGTTGACTGTTGGCTCGAAATTAGGAATGCCAAAGTAAGCCGCCACTGCCATCTCAGAGCCGATAGCTTCTGCATTGCGGTAGATGGATTCATGGAATGTCACCTTTTGTACGCTTCTATCTACTTTGCCTGGTGATTCAGCTTCTCGGCGAAATGCGATTGCAGCGCAGGTGAGTTCATCCTTGCGTTCTAATTTGATTTTGATCATTTGCACTCAGAACAGAACCAAATGAGATCAAGTCCATCGTGCACCAAGGAGGAGCCGCCCTCGATGTTGACGTACTTGAGGCACTTATCGCAGAAATCAAAGTGGCCAATGTTGATCGCTTGATTGTTAGGAAAGATGAATTCGAGATCACCCATTGCTTGCCTCGATTCCCGCAAGAATCAATTTGGCTGAATCGCAGGGAAAGCCATAGTTGCCACAGATGTCACAGGCCCAGCCCCATGAGCCGTTAGGCAGTGTGACTTCAACAGGGGTGTGCATGAAATAGAGCAAGCGCAAATAAGAATTGGGAGTCGTTGATGGCATTAGTTATCCCACTTTGCAGGGCATTGCTCAGCTCTTATCTTGGATGAGCAGACATATCCCGAGTAGGGGCCTTTAGCTCCATTGCCTTGCTTATGCACCATTGAGCCGTGCTTGCACTGTGGGGCAGCGGGTGGGATTTGTCCGGTAATGATCTGCCCACCTAGTTCATCCACTACTGCATCAATAGTCCAAGGATCAGATTTCTCTCGGACTGTGATCGTTGTGGTGGCGGTAGGTAGATCAGGTACTGCGCTCAGACTTGAGCCGACCCGGCGCATCTCCTCAAATGATGGGCGAGGGGTTCCATCACTAAACTTGGAAATGCCTCCGGTATGAAATGCCCGACCAATCGCACTGGTGGTTGCATTCTCAAGAGGGAAGCGATTGGCGTTGGAGCGAATCTCCTCGGCAAAGTCTGTGGCATAGGGAATGAGATCCATGGCATCGCGGTAGATGTCAGTCTGCACAATGTATCGCTGACCATCTTGGTAGATGATCTTGGTATCAATGCGACCGGCTGGAAAGTGATTCCAGAATTTCTCAATTCTCTCAGCTACTGATTCATAGCCCTCAAGTGGATTGCTCATTTGGTTACCTCGCGACCTGCCATGTGGCGACCTATTGCCCGGCCTCGATCAAAACCTTCTTTGCTTCCATCCTTATGACCTACCGCATAGCCAAATACCAGCCCAATCAGCCCTAGAAGGATGATCATGGCCATCTGTGCAAATAACCCTACTGCTTCCATTTTCTGCTCCCGATCCGTTTGTGACGGCTTGTGCCGCCAATGTCTTACAGGATTAGGGTAGAAGCAGGGTGTGACTTATGGCAAGAACCGACACGCCAAAGGAAAGGCTTTTACTTACCAAGGCGTTCATTGAGAAGGATCTCGTAGATCTTTTCTACTTTGTACTCCACCATGGTCAAGCGATCATTCATGGATTTACCTGAATTGGGTTTTAACTCGGAAAGGTAATGGCGTACGAGGAATCGCACTCCGCCCGAGAAGGCGGCAACTAAGGTCGTGACGGCAACCGCAATCGCCGCCCACTCGGTTTGACTCATTCTTTAGTGACTCCGAACGCAGAATCCTTGGGATTGAGGTATCGAAGAGCTACTGGTGCAACTGCCGCAATGCCACCCATAAGGATTGCCTTGGGATCTGTGACACCTGTTACGTACACGGTGATCATTGCTGCAAGAAAAGATCTTGCCCATGATGCCGCGATTTGTTTTGCTTTATTCATTTGACCACCTTTGGAGTTGGGGTATCGGTGGGAGTTACTTTGGGCAACTCTCCCGAATAAGGTAGAAATTTAGGGCGGCCATAACCAACGACCGGGGAGCCTTTACCTAGTGGGCGAACCTTTGCCAGCACCATGCCGCCGTTGCGCTGTGATTGACCAGCACCACCAGTGTTGCCCTCAATTGTCCAAATGTCAGTTTTATTTACCTGCATCACAATTCCGATGTGGCTGATCTTGTCCACGCCATCATGAGGAAAATCAAAGAACACCAAGTCACCGGGGAGTGGGTTGATCATCCATGAGCCGATGTTCTTGAGCTTCTGTGCTCCCATGGCAGTAGCCACCATCGAGGGAATGCTGACCTTGGCTTGAGCGAATACCCAGTTGCAGAATGAACCACACCACGGCAATTGATCAAAGTGAGTGAATTTCCCATACTTGGTTTCGTTATCTTTGGGGCCTTCAATAGTGCCAATTTCGCCAATAGCGATCTCAAGCACCTTAGCCGCAGTACCTAATGGGATCATTTGATTGATACCTGATGTGATGGATCTGTGCAATCCCAATCGCAAGTAAGTTCATTAAGTATGGCTGCCGCATGACATTTAGGCGCAATAAATGCGTCGAGTTTTTCATCAAAGAAATAACCAATGCCAGCGTAGCGTTTGCGAATTTTGCCGTTGTAGGAAGTCCTCACGCATTTCTGACCTCGGAAGTTTCCATACCATTCTTCAGGTGATAAACCCTCGATCAATTCCGTTTCATCAATACCTGTAATAACTTCAGTGACGATGTTGTTCTTATCTAAGAACGCGTAATGTGCCATTATTTTGTCACCGTTCCTGTTCCTGCTGTAAATTGGTAAATCTTGTAACCGCCTGTGGTGGTTTTTGTATAGGTAAGACCGCCACCAACTGAGGTTAAATCTGCTTTTGTGTCGGGGTAACGAATGATTACAATTCCGCTTCCACCATTTCCTCCGAATGCGCTTGAACCTGTCCAAGCTCCACCGCCGCCGCCGCCGGTATTTACAGTTCCTGAAGTTCCAGAAACGTTATTTGTTGCGGGGCCACCTGCTCCGCCGCCGCCCGAGCCACCAGTTGCTGAAGATCCTGCTCCGCCGCCGCCGCCTGCGTAAGTCACCGACGATCCTGAATAAGATGATGAAGAACCATCACCACCATTACCCGCAACAACTGTGGTTGAGTCTGATCCAACGGTTGAAGCACCGCCGCCGCCGGCTCCCAAGCCCGAAGCAGGAGCCGAGCCACCATTCTTTCCTTCTCCAACCACTCCCGTGCCACCTGACTGGGTAGAAGTGGAAAATCCTCCAGCACCGCCGCCCGAGCCACCATTGGCTCCAGCCTCGGTACCCGGAGTTCCATTAGATGTTCCTGCGCGACCGCCGCCGGTGGAAGTTATGGCATCCATAACTGAGTTTGAGCCGTTAGTACCTCGACTAAAGTTACCGCTGCTACCTGCTCCGCCGCCGCCAATGGTTACTGTAAATGTGGCAGGTATTGTGTAGGCAGTAGATGTTTTGAAACCACCTGCGCCGCCACCGCCGCTGACATAAACTCCAGCCGCACCGCCTCCAGCAACTACCAAATAATCAACTGTTGTAGGTGCTACCAAGGGTGCTTTAGGAGCAAGTAATCCTGAAATAACGTTGCCAATCATTATGCAATACCGCCCACGATTACCCATGTATCGGTTCCAGTCTTGATACACGCGGCAGACTTGTACTGAGTTAAAGTCGGTTGGGCCGAAGTAGCACCGGCACTCACCACGGTAGTTGTACCGCTGGTCACTGCGCTGATGGTTGTAGTACCTGCACCAAGATTGAGTACGGTGATGACGGTGCCGGTCGGATGAGCTACTGAGGCGTTAGTTGGGATTTTGAATGAGTTGGCTGATGCGTTGTTCATTGTCACCAATACTTGATACGAATCGGTGAGAACCGTGGTGTATGTCGCACCTGTTTGAGTGTTTGCGGTGAACGCGACTAGGCCATTGAACATGGCGGCAGTCATTACGTCACCGGTTGCGGCTGGAAATCCAGTTGCCATTTAATTGCTCCTTAGTAAGAAAGAACGTTTTGACCGAGGACTCCATAAAGGCTTGAGCCAATGATGAAACCATCGATGATCGGTTCGAGGGTTGTGAATGTGGTTTTCCAAGAGTTTGTTGTAATCCGATGGGATACGCCAAACACTTGCAATGTCTTTGTGATGCTTGAAGTCGTTGCACCGGTACCAGGTTGAGTCGTGGTGATAGTTACCGGATCGAAATAATCAAGATCAAGAGCTGCAACGATGCCAGTGTCATAGTCGTTGGTATAGAGATCCAAGGTAATTGCATCGCAGCGGATCGAAGTATCTTTACGTGAGGCGACATAAGCCTGGGCATAATTGAGAGCCTCGCTAGTTGTCTGCATGAGAAGGTTTTGTTGATTGTAGGAATGCAAGAAATAAAGAGCGATTGAAGTCGCATCACTAGCAGTCTGAGTGGCTAATCCAGTAGCTGTGATATTGGCTTGGTTGTAGATAAGAACGTCGTTGAGAATCCACATGGCATTGAAATAGGAGATGCCTGTGCCATTGTCATTAAATACCGTGGCAGTTGCATTGACCGAGGCGGTAGTGAAATTACGGTTGGCAAATACCACTGTGCCTACACGATCCACATACAGCGCGCCGTACTCGGTAATTTCGCAGGTCTGCATGGAAGCTAGTGAGGTTCGAGCCGTTCCGGGATCTGCTTGAACTGTCGTTTGGCCCGTTTGAATTGACCTCATAGCGTTGGGCCATGAAATCGAATCAAGAATCTGACTTACCCTCGCTGAAGTCAGATCACCAGCGGCTGAACCCGGAACGGTCGAAATTTGCGCATTTTGAAATAATCGAAATCCATCTACCGCAGTGATGGTCGTGTACACCACGTCACCGACATATTTTGGGGTAGTGGTGGAATAACCCGTGATGTAACCAACGAACACCGGGTAAGTCACGCCATTGTGTACTGCGGTGATCTGCACCTTACGCATAGGGTTGAGAAGGCCGTAGTAAGGCCCTGAAGTGTTCTGAGGGTTGAAGTCACCGTTCTGATCAACGATGCGCATGGTGAGTTGACCAGTCTGGAATTGATCACTTTGAGCATCACGGCCTCGAATAGTGGTGATCTGATCTACTTGATTGGATACGTCAACGATGATGCCAGCCGAATCAGCTAGTACGTTGGTTCCAAATACACCTGATCCAATGATGAAAGCCTGCGCAAATGATGGGCCAGTTGAAAAGTTGATGAAAGCGTTTACGGTTGGCCGTGCCATTAGTTAATCCCTAGTGATCCTGCATAGGTCAAGTTCATGCCGTAGCGGTTAAGTTGTTGTAGCCCATCTTGAATGACTTGTAGGGCATTAGAAGGATCAAGGGATTGCAAGTTGATTGTTACTCCACCTGAGTTCATTGCTGCACCACCATCGTTTGAACTACTTGGAGAAATAGTGTTTGCGCTAATTGGTGATGAAACCGCGTTGGTTGTTGGAATACCAAGGTATCCGGGGATTGCGGTGTAGGGCGAAACTTGACGTGCCATGGTGGCAAGAGCACTGGCCGCGGCATCGCTGGAAGCCCGAAGTAAATCGGTTGCTTTTGCAGCAGCTAGTTGCGAATTGACGTTATCGAGTACGGCCTTTGATCCCTTGGCTTGATCATCGAGGATCTGAATTTGAGCACGAATGCGGGCCTTGGTTTCCTCGTCGGTTGCGTTGGCAAGTGCAACTTGTAGGCCAGCACGTTCCACGTCAAATTTCTTGCGTAGTTCAGCAAGAGCCGCTTCATCTTTTGTGGCTAATGCAGTTGCGGCATTCTTTTGATTGAGAAGTGTTAATTCTGCTTTCTTTTGAGCAAAGATCTTGGCATCGATAGCCCGATCACCTAATGGCTTCTTGGCAAGGATGGCTGCCTCAGCTGCTCGATCGCCACCGGGAAATGCTGATTTGTTGCTTGAAGTAGTTGCCTTGGCAAATGGATTGACTTTACCAAGGGAGAAAATAAGTGTGCCAACATTGGCAAATCCACCAAGCACTTTGCCGGTGAGGTTAAATACCTTGGCCAGAGCATCCGCAACGCCAATCAAACCTTCAGTGAATCCTGCTAAACCGTTCTTGCCACCAATTTGAGTGAAAGCATCAAGAACGCCTTTACCCACTGTTTCTTTGACGTTTTCCCATGCAACATTAAGATCATCTACATCTTTGGCATAACCTGTTCGACCAATGGCTTGACCTTTGAACTTTGCATCAAGTTCACTAAGGATCTTGGACATATTGCCGCCCTTGAGTGTGGCTGAATCTAAGCCAACTCCTAAGCGTTGCAATCCTGTGGTCTGCCCTGAATATGCCTTGGCGATGGCCAATGACACTTCTTCAACGCTGCGACCCGTGCCTGCCGCAACATTAAGTGCAGTGTTTAATCCTTCTTGAGATTTCTGAACGCTACCGGTAACGGTGAGAATATTTTGAAATGCTGGGCGCAACTGATCATCTAGTACACCAGTAGCACGTTCAAGGTACTTGATGTAAGCCTCAACGCCGGGAGTAGCAAATGCGTTGCCAGTGTTCTTTAATTGAACGGCTAACGATCGAGCAGCCTTCTCATCAGCTACAAATGCAGCCACTGATGACTTACCAAATGCAGCGATCTTTTGAGCAGCAAATACACCAAGGAAAGTTTTGCCTAGTTTATTGACTGACTTCTCAAAGGTACTGAGTTGCTTTTGTCCTTTGAGTAATGCCCTGGCATCAAATTTAGTTACTGCATTGACGAAAATATTGGCCATTATGCTGCCAATGTGTAGGTTGACTGATTGAGATAGTCACCTTGGTTAAACGCTAAGCAAGCACCGTTAATGGCGTTGAGAACGCTTTGGTAAGCCTTGCCATGATCTTGATCCCATGCTTTATAGAGAAGGCGACCACGTTGCATTCCTTGGCCGTATAAAGGCGTTCCCATGTGCGATACGAAATAAGCACCAGCATTAGGATTGCGCGATTTAGATTTGGAACTGCCACCGGGATTCTTACGGCCAGCGGTTTCATAGATTGCACCTGCCGCACTGGTGTTCGCTATAAAGTAGAGGGCTTTGAACCCGGCTCTGTTGGCTTTGTTAGCACCTTGCCGATAGACCAAGCCACGTCGAACTTCCGCCGCATCATAAAGTGGAAACATCCGTTGAGCAGTCTTTGTGGTGGTTTCCCGGAACATTGATGATCGAGCTGAGAGAACGCCTTGCTTGGCATTCATATTCCATGAAGTCAGGTTTGTTGGCTGAGGTGTAGGAACCATGGCACGTGCTTGATCTCGGATAGGAAGCATGGCTCCCTTCACGTCAGCATTCATTTGCTTGGAAAGATCCGGGGCAAATTTATTCATGAGTTTAAGAGTGTCGGCGAGGCCTGTTATTTCTACGGGCATTTTCGATCTCCTTTGCTCGATCTTTGAATACTTGAATCATTGCCTTGAGCATTTCTGAATCAAGAGCAATGATGTCCTGCGGCGAGATCCCTGTTTCAATCGCAATCTGAGCGATTAGGTAGGTAAAGGAATCCCGC